CTTAAATTTTTCCTGATGCCTATTAAAACTCTTGGCACGAGTTTGTTATGGCTGGGGCAAATCTTCTTAACTGTTTCACGTTTCATGATGGCCAATCCTATTATTCTGGCTATCACCCTCATCGCTACTGCAGCCTTCCTGATTTATAAATACTGGACACCAATTTCAGGCTTCTTTATTGGTATTTGGAATACGGTTAAAACTGCCTTCAATGGGGGGATTAAAGGCATATCTGCCCTAATTATTAACTGGTCACCTATTGGGCTTTTCTATGCTGCATTTGCAAAAGTCTTGTCCTGGTTCGGTGTAGATCTGCCCGCCAAATTTACTGGCTTTGGCGCAATGATTCTAACCGGGTTAAAAAACGGGATTATGTCAAAAATTGGTGAAGTAAAAGCAGCTCTCTCCGGAGCAGTCACAGGCGTTATCGATAAAGCCAGGAATATTCTAGGTATCCACTCCCCCTCCCGTGTGTTTATGGGCATTGGTGACCACACCATGCAAGGCATGGCTTTAGGTATTTCACAGAACCATAACTTACCCATTAAAGCGACACAGCAAGCTACGCAAAATGTAATTGGTACCGGTTCTACTACAAAGGTTACCCCAGTGACACCGATCCGGGCACAACGTGGTGGCAGCTACATTAGTAATGACACCATACAAATCACAATTAAGGCCGAGCACGGCCAACCAGTACGTGAAACAGCACGAGCTTTGAGAGCCGAAATGGTACGCCTCCAACAAGAAGAACGCGATGCTCGTCGTAGGTTCTTAACGGATACGGAGTAAACAAAATAATGATGATGGCTTTAGGGTTGTTCGTCTTTTCATTACGAACAGCTGCATATCAAGAATTGCAACGTGTCACCAACTGGAGACATCCTAGTAATAGCCGGGTTGGGTCTACCCCGGCTTATCAGTTCACGGGAAAAGGTGAAGATACAATCACCCTGAAGGGAGAAATCTACCACGAACTTACCAATAACCGAGTTGTACTAGATCAAGTCCGTCGTATGGCGGATACAGGCATGGCTTACACGTTGATTGAAGGTACCGGAAAGATTTATGGCCTCGTAATTATCGAAAATATGGAAGAGACAAAAACCTATTTCTTTAAAGATGGTGCAGCACGTAAAACAGAATTTAGCCTGACATTAAAAATCGTAAAGGAATGGAAACCGACACTACTTGGCACACTCATCGGCATGGCTGGTGGTGCTGTAAACAGGTTGATATAAATGATTAATCAGATCACAAATAAACTAAATAGAGCAGCTGATTCATATCAGGCTGAAACTGAATATCCATTTCCTATATATCGCCTAGAAGTAGATGGTAATGACATCTCCCCTCTCGTTGTCGACCGTTTAATTTCACTCAATATTAAAGACAATCGTGGCTTAGTTGTGGACTCGGTGGATATTGAGCTTGATGATTCAGATGGACAATTAGAAATCCCTCATGAAGGCGCAATTATCCAAGTGTGGATTGGTTGGTCTAATACAGGTCTGGTCGACAAAGGGAAATACAAAGTTGAATCCGTCACTCATCGGGGTGCACCGGACGTTTTAAGCATTTCAGCCTTCAGCAATGACGTATCTGAAGGTTTAAAACAAAAGCGTGAACGTAGTTTTAGTAATAAAACAATTCAGGTGATTTTTGAAACTGTTGGTAATGAATATGCTCTTAAAACAATTGTGCATGACACACTGGCCAACCGAGTAATTTCATACATTGCCCAAAATGAAAGTGATGCAAATCTGATTACCCGGATTGCAGACGAACATGATGCTATTGCGACCGTAAAAAATGGCCATTTAATTTTACTGCCTCGTGGAGCAAGTCAAACTGCTTCCGGATTACCCCTTCCTACTGCCCAAATTTTTCGATCAGATGGTGATGGCCACAATTACACGACTGGTACTGGCACTGACCGAATTACAGGTGTTAAGGCCTTTTATTACGATACAGGTAAATCTAAAAAACTATATGTGGTT